TTACGAAGACGAAATAAAAAGGGCTTTGGAAGAAGACGGGCAGAGAACATCTTTATATATCTCACCACAGTCATACTTTCCAAATGTATCATAATGGCTAAATACGCAAACGGAAATAGATCACAAGCAATATCAGATAGAAGTGGACAAGCTTTTCCATACCAAGAAATGGTTACAGAGTGGAACGGATCGTTTGTTCATATATCAGAGTATGAACCAAAACATCCCCAAATAAGAAGAAAAAGAGTAACAGCTGATGCCATTGCTTTACAAAAAGTAAGATCAATGAGATTTCAACAGCCTCAAACAGTTGCATCTAATGATGACACTTTAGCTGATTCAGGTGGCACTTCAGTTGGTGTTGCTAATTTAACTTTACCAGGAGACTTTGCTTTTGAAACATTTGAGACTGAAGTTACAAGTAACGGTATCACTACGACCTTACAAACAATGCAAGGACGAGACCCTTCTTTGCAAAATAGAAGAAGAGAAGCTTCTGCTAGATTAGGGTCTGTAACAGTGAGTATTTCATAATGGCTATAACACATGCAGATTTTTTGACACAAGTTAGAAACTACACTGAAGTTGATAGTAATGTTTTAAGCGACACTATATTAGATCAATTTATTAGAAACACAGAATTAGATATTGCTGGCCAAGTTGATTATGATGATTTAAGAAAATATGCAAACTCAAATACAACCAGTGGTAATAGATTTGTATCTATGCCTGCAGACCTCTTAATATTAAGATCTGTAGAGATAATTAGCTCTAATGTGAGAGATTTTTTAGAAAAAAAAGACACAAGTTTTATTGCAGAATTTGCACCAAATGAAACAGTAACAGGCACACCTAAATATTTTGCTAACTGGGATGAGACAAATATATTATTAGCACCAACCCCTAATGCAGCTTTTGATATACAAATTAACTATATAAAAGATCCACCACACTTTGATAGCAGCACTAATACCTTTTTATCACAGCATCAGGAGGCTATGCTTTTATATGGAGTTTTGAAAGAGGCATTTAGCTTCCTAAAAGGACCTGACGATCTATACAAATTGTATTCTGACAGGTATAATCAAAGCATACAAGCTTTTGGTCTACAACAAATGGGTAGACGAAGAAGAGGAGAATATGACAGTGGAGTTCCTCGAATTAAAATACCTTCACCGTCACCATAATAAATTAAGGAGATAAAATGGCAATAACAACTAACGCAATCTGTAATTCTTTTAAAAAAGAATTATTAGAAGCGACTCATAATTTTAGTAACCCAGGTGGTAACAGTTTCAAACTAGCTTTGTACGGTACACCTGCTACGCTAGGAAAATCGACAACATCTTTTACAACTGGAGGACAAGTTACTTCACCGTCAGGTGGATACTCTTCTGGTGGTAAAGCACTTGTAAACGCAGGGACATCTTTAGCAACAAATACTGCTATCACAGATTTCGCTGATTTATCTTTTGTTGGTGTAACAATCACAGCAAGAGGAGCTTTGATTTACAATGACACTAATAGTGATAAAGCAGTAGCTGTATTAGATTTTGGCGGTGAGAAAACTGCATCTGCAGGAACTTTTACAATTCAGTTTCCAGCATTTACAACGAGCGCAGCAATATTGAGAATCGCATAATTTAGGAGGGAGCCGATGCTATGGCAGAATTAACTTATACAGTTACCGTAGCATCGGGTAGCCTCTACGGTGGAGGCACTGGTAGCGTTTTCTATTTAGACGGTGCCAGAAATTCTACTGGTCCAGGAACAGTATCATGGGTAAATGGAGGCACTTTACGTTTCGATCAAAGTGCTGGTTCTAATGATAATCACCCTTTAGTATTTTCTACAACAACAGGAACTGGTGGAATTATTTCATCAGGCATAACTTACTATTTAGATGGTGCAAGTAACCAAGCAGGGTACACTAACACCACGACCTTCAATGCTGCCACAACAAGATATGTTGAAGTAACTCCTTCTTCTGAAACAGATTTTTATTACCTTTGTTATGTTCATGGAATTGGCATGGGTGGTATTATGGACATCACTCAAAAAACTTGGGGTGCAATGAGTTGGGGCACAGGCGTTTGGAGTGATCAAAGCTCGATGACTGCAGCTGTTACTGGGTCAGCACTAACATTATCACAAGGAAGTGCTGAAGGTGTTTCAATAAATGGTTGGGGTAGAGCTGAATGGGGTTCAGGAGCTTGGGGCATCACTGGTTCTGTTTTGGTTGGAAGTCAAAGTTTAGCTTCCAGTTTAGGATCAGTAACTGTTGAAGCTTTAGTTGAAGTTGGTTGGGGCCGAGGTGGTTGGGGCAACAGAGCTTGGGGAGAAACATATTCTGTTTTACCAGCGGGACAACAAGCAACTTTATCACAAGGAAGTGTAACACCAGTAGTCGATCATACGGTCCAAGTTTCTGGATTAGATTTATTAACAATCACACAAGGTGTTAATTCAATTCAAATTGATAATAATGTTACTGTATTTGTTGGCGAACCCGCATTACAGACTTCGATTGGAACATTAGCGAGTATAACAGGAGATGGATTCACAGGTGTTTTATCAGGTCAATCTGTAACCTCTTCAGTGGGTCAAGTTATTCCTGCGCCTAAAATTGAAGTAGGTGTGACAGGTATTTCAATGTCCCTAACTTTAGGAACATTCACACTAGTTCAAACAACAGTCGAATCTGTTACAACAGCGGGATTATTATCAAGTTCAATAGGATCAGTTACACCAATTTCTGTATACGATGTGACAGGTCAGGCTTTAGCTAGCTCAGTGGGATCAGTATCAATAACTGGTGGTGCTGTTGTTGACGTTTCTGGTATAGGGTTGACAGCAAATATAGGCTCAGTTAATGTAACGGCATGGAGCGAGATTGACCCTGGTGTAAATAATGTTTGGACCGAGGTTGATAGAGCAGCCTAATTTTGATAATATAGGAGTTATATGGCATCAGCTTATTCTACAGATTTAAAACTCGAATTGATGGTAACTGGCGAAAACGCTGGTACATGGGGTGATAAAACAAATACCAACTTAAATTTAGTTCAACAAGCTATTGCAGGATTTGAACAAGTTACACTATCTAGTGGTGGAACTTTAGCTTTAGCGATGAGTAACGCTACATTATCAAATGCTAGAAACATGGTAATTAAATTTGCTACTGCATCAATCGCTGCTAGCACAATTTGTACTGTGCCTGATGGAATAGAAAAATTTTACATTTTCGATTGCACAGGTTTAACTAACCCAGCAAATTTAACAATTAAGACTGCATCTGGAACTGGATTCACATTAGATGCTGCAAAAATTTATGCAGCCTACGCAGATGGCACAAACTTAAAAGAAATTTCTTTAGACACTTTAGGTGGAACAATAGCTGCAGCTCAAATAGCTTCTGACGCTGTGACAACAGCTAAAATTTTACAATCAAACGTCACAACAAACAAAATAGCTGATAACGCTGTGCGTGCAGCTAATATTTCTTCAAACGCAATAACTTCTGCAAAAATTTTACAATCGAATGTGACGTTAACAAAAATGGCTGCCAACTCTGTTGGACCTAATCAACTTCAATCTACTGCTGTAACGGCAGGGTCTTACACAACAGCTGACATCACAGTCGATGAAGATGGAAGAATTACTTCAGCAGCAACAGGAGCTGCAGGATCAAATGACTTTGTTAGAACATTTCTTTCAGGAGGTAGTCCAACAACTGCAACTTTCACTGCACAACCAGGCACAACAAAAATTTTAGCCTACTTATGTGGTGGAGCTGGTGGCGGAGGGACTGGACCGGGTTCGTATGCTAAAGGACCAGGTGGAAACGG